GCCATCCATCACCTTAGAGATGAGGTCCAAAGAAGTAAGCATTCAGGTGGCACTTCCACTTATCCAGTATCGGGCGCTCAGGGCGGCGGCAAAGGCCATACATAATGATTCTTTATGATGGCATAATCCGCGGCAAAGCTGTGCAGGCCTTGCAGTTAGGCCCTGATGGCTGGGAGATTTTAGTAGGTAGCAGAGGCGGCAGCTTTCATACTTATTATACTTTTGAAATTAAAGTTCACCATATCGAGAACAAGGGCCGCCTTCAAAAATGTCCTTTAACTAAGGTCTCAGGCAGTGACCTTCAGGCTCTTGAGGGGCTATCTGAGGCCCTGGCTGATATGGGCATCATGCCAAGGACTATTGTGGAGGCGTCTAAGGAGGCTGAGCTGAAGGCCACCAAGATTCATCTAGAAGACATGAGAAAATTGACATTCACCAAGGGAGAGAAGGCGTGAATTTAGCGGGTAAGAATATCGTAGTCTATGATTTAGAAATCGAGCATGTGATCGACGGCAAGAATGTGACCTGGAGCACCTTCGATAAGATGGGCCTTTCAGTTGGCTGCCTATATGATTTCAGGACTGATGATTATTCGGTCTATTTTAAGCGGGAGATCCAGGACCTCTGTGGCCGCCTGAATGAGACAGGCACCATGATTGTAGCATTCAATCAGATAGGCTTTGATAATAAGCTGCTGCGAGCCCTGGGAGGCGATCTCAAGCCAGATTCGGAGCTCAATAATTATGACATGCTGCTTGAAAGCCGCAGGTCTGTGGGCTGGCAGGAAGGCATGAGATTCCGAAGCGGCCTAAAATTAGATGATCATCTTGAGGCTACCTTTGGCAAAGATCAGATGAAGACTGCTCATGGAGAACTAGCGCCTCAGTGGTGGATGCAAGGGCGCAGGGCAGAGGTGGTCACATATTGTCTGGCTGATGTGAAGCGTGAAAGAATGCTATTTCAGCACATCGTAGACTTTGGGTGGGCCAAGACTAAGGTTCATGGCAAGCAGGTATTTCGGAATCCATTGGTGATCTAATCCTAAGTCTGGATCTTGCCTTTGAGGTGGATATCTGTGATAAGCTGAGCGCCTCAGGGGAGGTGTCTATGTTTAAATGGCTCAGGGCTCGCTGGTATAATATTACTCGGCCAATTTTATATTCCGACAAAGACAGACATGAAGATCAGCCCATCAAGATCAAGGGCTAGATAGCCACTAGGGCCAAAGAAAGGTCAGACCTCAATTGCTTTGAGACGACTTATTTTTATCCAGACAAAAAGGGCCCTAATCAATTCTGGATCAATAAAGAAGAAGGCTGGCACTGGCAAGAAGTTGAGCTCTTAGTCAGACCGCTGAAGAAGGACTGATGGATCACTGGGAGTTAGTTGGCGACGATATCTTAAACTTTGGGAAGCATTGCCTTCCATTATTCTGCTTCTATGTAGTGGGCTATATTCATGGAGCCATTGCTGGCGAGACTGGCGTCTATGATGGTGAGATATGTATCTCTATAATCGCTGCAGTGATTGGCATCGCCTGTTATATGTGGGTGCTCAATGGCTGAGCGAAAGAAGAAGAAGCCTCAGAAGACCAAAGCCAAGATGGGAGCTCCCACCAAATATACACCTGCATATTGTGAGCTTCTAGTTGTGCATATGATGCAGGGATTCTCCTTTGATAGCTTCCCGGCCACAATCTATGAAGAGACTAAAGGTGTCATCAGAGTGACCAAGCCTACACTGTATGCTTGGGAGAAGAAATATCCCGACTTTCTTAACGCCAAAAGCATAGGGACTTCATTGTCATTCAAGAAGTGGGAGAAGATTGCCCAGGATGCCCTAGTAGCAGGCACTCCATTTAATGCTGCTGTGTGGATCTTTAATATGAAGAATCGCTTTGGCTGGCGGGATAAGATGGAGCATACTTCACCTGATGGATCAATGACAGCCCCGCAGGTGATACTATTTCTGCCCGAGAATGGAAGGAGTGGCAAATGATGGAATTCATGAAATGTTCTAAATGCGGATATAAATATCCACGGAAGAGCCCGGTCATTATATTCACATGCCTAATGAAGAGTCTGAAGGCCTTGGTCTGGATTCCATTCCTTATCGTCATTGCCATTGCAATGACTGTGGCCTGCTTGGTGCTGGGCTTTCTGGAGTGCTGGAAGAAGAATGAATGGCCATGGGAGATTGTGGGATCATGAAGCCAAGAGAATTCTGGATTGAAGAATATATGAATGGGAGATATTCGGCGGGCAGCAAAGAAGATTGGCCAGAGTCTGCCCATGATAAGATCTTCTGTGTGATCGAGAAATCAGCAGCAGATAAGCTGGCCGATGCTTTGGATCAGATACTTGGCACTAATGAATTTGTGCTGATTGATGATATTGCCACAAAAGCCCTGGCTGATTACAGGCCCCAGAAGTGAATCTCCCCGAGGTAGAGAAGCTGCTAAGCCTCATGCCACACAAAGAGGTCATTCTGCTGACCAAGCGCTTGCCAAGAAAGCAGCTTCATGTATTCTTTCTGAGATGGCGGCATGGCAAGCGATTCAAAGAGATCAGCAATGCCTTAGGCTGCCCATACAATACTGCTAAGGCCAACTATAGGCATGCGATCACCAACCTGATGGGAGAGCTCAAGAATGAAGTCAATGGATGAGATTGTCTATACTGAGCTTTGGGATCGCCTGATGATATATAAAGGCAGCGTCAGGGCTACGGTTCAGAGCCTTAAGATTGGCAAGACCACTGTCTATCGATACCTGAGAAAGTTTAAGATGCTAGATGAATTGAGAATGCTCTTCCCTGCAAAGAAGGCCGGCTTCACTAAGCCAAGGAGCGAGACATGAAGCTGACTGACAATGGATTACTTCTGATAATGCTCTGCTTTCTCTTCATCCTTTCGATGTGGGCATTCACAATTCTGGCCCCTGAATCAAGTCTAATCCAGCGCCTTCTGGTGAGCTGTGGCTCAGGAGCGAATTGAGCTAGGCCCACAGCCTGGCCCTCAAGAGAAATTCTTATCCAGCACCGCTGATATCACCATCTATGGCGGAGCTGCAGGCGGGGGTAAGACCTATGGGATGCTCCTGGAGACTCTTAGGCATTGCCACAATGAGAAGATGGGCGCGGTCATATTCCGCAGGATCTATCCGCAGATTAGAAATGAGGGCGGCCTGTGGGATGAATCTCTAAAGCTCTACCCTATATTTGGAGCTATGCCACATGAGAGCCGGACAGAATGGCTCTTCCCTTCTGGCTATAAAGTTAAATTCTCCCATATGCAGCATGAGAAAGATCGGATCAATTGGCAGGGAGCTCAGATCCCGCTTATTGGCTTTGATGAATTGACTCAATTTACTGAGAAGCAATTCTGGTATTTAGTCGGCCGGAATAGATCGGTCTCAGGCATACCCGCCTATGTGCGCGCGACCTGTAATCCAGATCCCAAATCATTTGTGGCTAAGCTGATTGCCTGGTGGATTGATGAAGATGGCTGGCCAATAGAAGAGAGATCAGGTGTGATTAGATACTTCATCAGAATCGATGACAAGCTTATCTGGGCTGACAATCCCAAGACCTTAACCAAGAAATACACCACTAAAGAGCGGAAGATAATCCCGCTATCACTCACATTCATTCCCGCAAAGCTGACAGATAATCAGATCCTGATGAAGATGGATCCTGCCTACCAGGCCAAGCTCGATTCCTTACCTTATGTGGAGCGCATGAGGCTTAAAGAAGGCAACTGGAAGGTGGAGCCTGCTGCTGGATTATATTTCAATCGAGAAAGAATTGAGATTGTAGATGCTTTGCCATTAATGAAATCTCAGACAGTCAGATTCTGGGATAGGGCGGCCACAGAGAAGACTGAGACTAATAGTCCCGACTGGACTGTAGGCCTAAAATTAGGCAGAGATGAAGATGACCAATACTATGTCATTGACATAAGAAGATTCCAGGGCTCCCCGCTGAAAGTAGAGAAAGCACTTAAGGCCACTGCCACTCAGGACTCTATTAATGTTAAGGTTGGTTTGGAGCAAGAACCTGGCGCGTCGGGCAAAGCTGAAATTGCTTATTTGATTAGGCGATTGTCTGGGTTTAGCGTCACAGCTTATCCGGCACAGAAGGATAAGGTGACGCGGGCAGGACCGGTCAGTTCTCAAGCTGAAGCCGGTAACATCAAGTTATTAAGGGGCCCATGGAATGAAGACTTCTTATCTGAGCTTGATAACTTCCCAGAAGGTGAGCATGATGACCAAGTCGATGCATTGTCGGGGGCCTTTCATATGATCACTCAGGACTCTACTGGTGAGTGGACGCCTAATATGAATCAATCAGGCGAGACAATGGCAGGACCAATCAATCAAGGGGATCAGTGGTGATCTATTGTGGGGACAATATGAAAATCCTTGAATCTTTAGATAGCCATTCTATAGATTCAGTATGCACGGATCCACCATACGCTCTAAATTTTATGGGTAAAAAATGGGATGCCGACGTGCCCAGTGTTGAGTTGTGGGCTGAGGTCCTAAGAGTACTTAAGCCAGGCGGGCACGTCTTATCATTCGGCGGGACCAGGACTTATCATCGTATGGTGGTTAATATTGAGGATGCAGGCTTTGAGATTAGGGATCAGCTGCAGTGGATATACGGCTCTGGCTTTCCAAAGTCGCATAACATCTCTAAAGCTATTGATAAGAAGTATGGTGCTAAGCGTGAGGTTGTAGGTACGCAGCATATACCTGGCAGGTCTACTGCATATTCAAAAGGCTATGTTTCAACAGAAAATGATTGCGGCGGCAAGACTAGAGGGCACTTCAAGTCAGATGACCCAGACACTATTGCAATCACCAAACCCTCAACAGACCAGGCTAAACAATGGGATGGCTTTGGCACAGCTCTTAAGCCTAGTAATGAGCCAATAGTGTTAGCTAGAAAGCCATTGAGTGAGAAGACTATTGTAGATAACGTACTTAAGCATGGAGTCGGTGCGCTTAATATAGATGGCTGTAGGATTGGGCCACCACAGAATAAAATGGTGAAGGGTATGTCTAAAGCAGGCAATACTTATTCAACTGCTGAATGGGACGGCAGTTACCATCTAGAGACCCAAGGTCGTTGGCCCGCCAATACCTTGTTTGATTGGGAGGCGGCTCAGAGACTTGATGAGCAGAGCGGAGTGTTAAAGAGCGGTGCTCGTACCGGGCCGAACAAGACTCATTCACTCAATGGTAAAGGCGCGGCTAAGTATGGTAAATACGATCACACAGGTGGCGAGTGTAATGCCTCTGAAGGCGGCGCCTCCCGCTTTTTTTATTGTGCAAAGGCAAGCAAGTCAGAACGCAACGCTGGGCTTGAGGGGATGGATAAGAAGCTAAGGTCTAATGCTAACAAGATGATGGGCGATTCAGGCCCTATGAAGACAGGCTCAGGTAATGATAGAACGACTCATTTCTTAAACCATCATCCAACAGTGAAGCCATTAAAGCTCATGCAGTATCTAGTTAGACTAATCACTCCACCTAATGGTGTATGTTTAGACCCGTTTATGGGCAGTGGCACCACAGGACTCGCATGTAAGAATGAAGGATTTAAATTTATTGGCATTGAAATTAATGAAGAATATTATGAGATTGCAAGCCGCAGACTAGGAGCATAATATGAAGTGGTATCAGAGATATAACCCCTTCCACACAATTCAACTTCAGCAGCCAGACCAACCAGTCCTAGTATTGCAATCCATGGCTCAAGGCTCTTCAGGAATCGATCTCCAAGACGGCCAATTCCAGGAAGAATATCTCAGAGAGCTCACCAATACAGAAAGAGCAGATGAATTCGATAAGATGCGCCGCGGTGATGCAAAGGTCTCAATGCTTATCTCAGCAGTCCAGAATCCCATCAGGTCGGCCTCCTGGGAATGGCAGCCAGGTGATGATGATAAAGATTCTAGGCGGCAAGCGGATTTGTTAGAAGAGATTTTCTTCCGCCAGATGGCGACTTCTTGGAAGCAATTTCTTACAGAGGCATTGAGCTGTATTATCTATGGCCACGCCATATTTGAGAAGACGCATAAGGTAGTTGAGAATCATCCCGAATTTGGCACCTTTAATTCCATTGCCTGCCTTGGGTGGAGATCTCCCCGCACTATAGAGCGCTTCAATGTCGACCCTAAGACAGGGGCTCTGACAGGCATTGAGCAGCTAGCCTTTGGTGACCTGGAGCGAGCAGTCACAATGGATGCCAAATTTCTCAATGTGATCACCCTCAATCAAGAAGGTGATAATTATGAGGGTATCGCTATGCTCAGGCCATCTTATGGAGCCTGGAAGCGAAAGCTGCTCTACCTCAAGCTATTAGTGATAGGCAACGAGAAGCATGCATTTGGCACGCCTTGGATCAAAGTGCCTGAGGGCAAAGAAGCCTCTGCTCAATTCACTAATATGATCAATACCTTCAAGAAATACATGACCCATGAGTCTAACTTCCTGACCACTCCTGCAGGCTGGGAGATAGAGCACATCAAAGCGGAATTTGATTCTGAGAAATTGATCAAATCCATTGAATTTGAAGATAAACAGATGAGCTTTAGCATGCTGGCCAATTTCTTAGAGTTGGGAATGAATACAGTGGGTAGCTATGCCCTATCTAATGACCTCTCAGATTTCTTCTTGGGCGGCCTAGAGTATATAGCTGATCTGATCTCAGAAGAAGTTAATAAGATCGGTAAAGAATTGATCATTATGAATTTCGGCGAGCAGGCTAAATATCCCACATTGATGCATTCAGGAATCACTGACAAGCCAGGCAAAGAGATGGCTGACATGCTCAAAGGCCTCAAGGATGCTCAGATGATCACACCTGATGAGCGCCTAGAGACCAATTTGAGAAAGCGTCTTGGCCTGCCTGAGGCAGATGAGAAGACGCGCCGTAAACCTGAGCCAACTATACCGCCGGGTGGCGGTGGAGTGCCAGGGAAGGCCGTCAAGCCTGCTGATGGAACCCCAGCAGATGACCCTCCGCCTCCGGCTTCTGATAATGGAGATGATCCCGATCCTGATAAGGCCCCAGATGATGTCGATGATGATGACGTCAAGCTGGGCATACATAAGAAGAAGGACCGGCTCACAGATAAAGACCTTCTTAAGACACCTGACAGCAAGCTGACCAAAGCTCAGATCAAGCGAAAGCGAAAGCTTGAGGCGGACAAAGAGCAGGAAGATGACCTGTATTCTCAGACCGGCGCAGTGGTGCCGGGCAATGGCTTTGATGATATTCCATTACATCCTGGGCACATGAGCAGACAGCTAGCTGAGACAAAGCAGCAGCGACAGATCACTAAGACCGGTGAAGTCGTTCATGCCATTATGAAAGAGAATCTGAAGGTCATAGGCGATGATCTGGTGAAGCAATTGATCTCTAAATACAACTCATTGCCGCCTAATCGAAAGATGGATGCCATCAATACTGCGACAGTGAGAAAGACCTCAGTATTCAAGCAAGAGATTAGAGGAGCCTTTATTATAGCGGCCACAGAAGCTATCGCTCAGGCCAAGAGAGAAGTGCCTGGAGTGGATCCAAGTT